AAGCGAATACTCCCATAAAGAGAGTAATCACTATTCCAAATACTATGTCCATTATCTTAAGTAGTCAGGGCCGTAGATTCTCATTGAGTTAGGATTGATATCATAACCGTTAAAGAGATTACCCCTTGGTTGATTTAACGCGGGTGTCTTCCAACCAGCACACTTAAGAACATCACCTTTCTTGAAGTGTTTAAAATCTTTCTTGTTAATAAAACCCCATGCAGATTTCATGGAACCATTCTCTTCTGAGTAAATACGAATGTATTTTTGACCTACAGAATAGTTGTGAGTAGTGACACCACGGGAATGTTCCCATCGTGTATGCATTGCATTAGTTAAGTCATCACAAAGTTTCTCAACTAATACTTTAAGTTCTTTATCCATATACTGTCTCCTTTATCAATCTATAAGCATATTATATCAAAAAAGCTTATCCATTGTCAAGGCCCCTAAAAGGGTGAGGTCAGGGCAGTAGGGTTTGCATACTCCGAGCATCCGATTGAGACCCCCTATCACTAAAGGGTCATAACCTCGAAAAGGTGGGGAAGGTCGCACACATCAATCGTGTAATACTTGTGGATTTTGTGATACTTGACCTTTTATCCCATCCCCCAGTTTTTCACCGTACAGCTATTGTACCATAGGTATGGCCTCATGGTCAAGGCCATATTTGTCCAAATAATGAGATACTGCTTTTGCTTCCTTGGTCTTAAGTTCACTCAACGATTTCATACCATAGGTGGTATTGATCGTCACCAACTTATTTCCAGCAGTCACAGCTGCATTCCACATATCATCATCCTTTGGATATAGTTTGTTCAGTTCACATAGGGTGATAAGATTTCTCCCCATCCGAACTATCTTCTCTTCATTGTCATTGACAAAATTTTCGTATAACGCCACTTCGTACTCCAATAGTTAATATAGAGTACAGTATATCAAAAAGCCTGAGGCAAAGTAAAGTGGGTTTTATAATCCTGCTTGGATTTTGTCGAGTTCTAAGATTTTCTTGTTAATTACATCTACCCTGTTAGGCCAATAGATATAGTCCTTATCGGAATCCTTTGCAAGGTTCTCTAACAAAGGTCTGATGAAGTTATCAAGTCTGTCGATGACAGCGTTTGCATCTGCAACGCCTGAAGAAATTTTTGAGTCTACGGATTTCAGCTCATCAGCGTCGAGAGCTGCAAATCCAAAATCGTTGTATTCTATTTCTGCCATGTATATATTTATATCAAATTAATGTGTAAACTCGTAATAATCTTCTTCGATAGATTTAAGATCAGACTTGAATTGTTGGTTCTCTCTGTAGTTATCTCTATCCTGAATAGTGACTTCACTCATGTATACACCACCTGAGTACCACTCAACTAAGATCAGACCAATCGTATTTGTAATCTGTTCGTATGTTAATGATGGTACTTCATCATGTTCAATCAGTCCAAGATTAAGTGTTACGATTCCACACTTTCGATCTGAGTTGTATACTAGATTGTCAGCGAGATGATTGAGTGCAGCTTTCTGTGACGAATACAAATATCCCTGAGAGAGATTTGGTTTTGCAGCTCGACTTGAGATATTGATGATGAGTTTATTCGGATCGTCTCTCCACTCATGAAATACCTCGTTAAGTAATTCTGCTTGAGAGAAACCAACACATGCATTGTTAATGAATATGTCGTAATGTTTCCAAGGTATGTTTTCTCCTACTCTGCAAGATTCGAATTCAATCACTTCATCCATGATTTGTTCTTCATGGAACTCTGAAACGATTGCGCCTGCGAGTTTAGTCTTTCCTGTTATTAGAGCTTTCATAATATTCCTTAATTAAATCAAACGATGGTTTTCCAAACAGTGATCCATCAACACTACATTTGTTACAAGGTGAATGTGATCTATCACCTTTCATTAATCTCTTTCTTATCTTGGCCATTGGTTTTCCAAACCAAACATCAAATAGACTCTGTTGTAACAGATTCCCGATGACATGCTCTCGTCCCCAATCATTTGAGCAAAACAATACATCTCCATTCCAATCGACAAAAAGCTTATAGAAAGGATAATGACAAGGCTTGCCAATAAGATTTTTGATGTCTTCTTCTTCGATTCCGATCCAGTCAATTGTACCACTCCTGTTATTTAAAATTAAACCATGTTTCTCAAAGTCACCCCAGTGCATTCTATACTTATACTGATCTTCTCTGATACCAGCATTCTTCATGATGTGATCGAAATGTTCTATCTGTTCGACACCATCATAAAGGTTTATGTATAATAAGTCTAGTCCTGATTTGAATAACTTGGCTGCATATATTGAATCTAGTTTATCACCGTTTGTATTACATTCTAATGTTGCAGTGGGTAGATAGAAGTGAAACTCTTTTACTATCTCTACGAAATTGGGATTGAGAAGATTTTCTCCAAACCCACTGAATGATACTTTACCTCGATATTGATTGTTTGCTAATTCTTCTGCAATGGTTTGAGCACCCTTAACTGTAAGATGTAGATTCCTGTTGGGAAATACTTTTGGGTCATGCCTTGGACAAAAGACACATGTCCTATTACACAACTCAGTAGTATTAATTTCAACCGTAAGAATCGAATCAAGTGGGTGACCATCTTTTAGTTTTTTGCTCCAATGCTTTTGTTCTTGTTCTCTTCGATGTTCAAGAAAGTCAAACTGGTCAACTGCTGTAACTGGAATGTTTGACTTCGACATGTCTTTCCTCTGTTTCAGTTTCGGGTACATAAGTGTACTCTACTTCACTATCAGCTTCCCATGATTGTAGATATTCTTTTGGTATCATAGTGTAGACATCATCTACTTCTATGTTGATATCTTTAGAGTTCATCCAACCATTCTTTTTCTGATACATGACATCACCTCTATACTCCCATGCATCGGGTTTGTTTAAAGGTAATACGGATAAGTAGAACTTTTTACTATCGAGTGAGTCCTGATATACTCTTAAATTTCTATACCATCTGAATCCAACTATGTTTACCATATCCCATGGCAAGTCAAATCTTAGGTAATCGTAATGAGAAGTGGCGATGCCTTTACTTGAAGTATCCGCCGTCTCTGTCATCGGAAGGATTCTCATCCTCTTCTCCATCTTCTTGTAGACTTACAAACTCACCACTGTCCTGTAGATCACTGATAAACTTTTCTGTTGCAGTTACAAAGTTGTCAATCATTTTAGATTTAGAATCTTTAGTTGTCACTCCTGAGAAACCAAGAGTTAAAGCTTCTGCTTGAATCTTAGACTTAGTCATTCCTTTTAGTTCTGACTCTGTAGGGATTGTAACCTCAACTGTTTCTTCTTCTTCTGATGGAGGTGGTGTATCAAACTCTGCAATGTCATCCTCTTCGACCATTCTAACCTTTGGTGCATCTTCAACTTTTGCAAGTTCTTCTTCGATGATATCAGGTTGATTAGTATCTGAGATAACTGGTTTGCTTCCGTAATCAGGTGTTACTGGTTCATCGTAAGCTGGATTGTCATAGACACTATCTACCTCTGCAACTTCTTCGTTGAACTCTTCGGTAGTTGTACCTGATGCAATAACTCCATTCTCATCTGAAGCTTCGTTTGCATACTCATCCCATTCTTTGAATGACTTCTTAGTCTCTTCTACTTTCTCTGCAAGTGCTGGGTCTTCTGTAAAGTGTTCACCACCATCTGCTGGATGTGTAGGTGGTAAAGGATTCTTTGCTCTTGCTTGTTCGAATGCACGACTTGTTCCACCGACTGCAGCTTTACTTTCGTCTAGTAACTTCTTAAGTGTTACTTGTTGTTCTGCATCTAAGGTGTCTACATGTTCACCAACATTGAGACCGACTTTACCGTCACCATCTAGATCGATATTGATTCCATGGGATGCAAGTACAGCTTCGAGTTGTCTTGCTTTCTCTTCTGCAGTCTTCCTTCTTTTTCTCTCACCGTCTCTTGCAGCTATCAAATCATTTTCTTTTCTTGCAAGTTCAGTAGACTTTGCAATCTCATGTTCCTGTTGTAACTGAGCCATTCTACTTTGTGCATTGGAAAGTTGTTGTTGATAATCATCAAGACCAAGTTTCAATTCGTTTCTCACTTGTACATAACCATCTAGGTCTTCGGGTTTAGTTGGGTTCTGCAATGACTGGTTCATAAGAACCTGTGCAAGTTGTGCTACTGTCGGAGAAATCTGAACTTTAAAATTTGCAATACGCTCTTGTATTCTTTCTAGTTCTGTTTTCTCAGGTACGGGTTGAGCAAATGTAGTGGGTTCTACATTGTGGTTCACTTTTTCATCTGACATAATTTATACTCCATGGAGTCCTACACGACTATTAATTTCTTTACACACTAATGAAATCTACTGTGTACATTTCTATGTATAGTCTCGGAGGACACTAATATTTAGTTAATCGTTAGCTCTGGGAATGCCCTTTTTACGATGTCAACTGTGACATTTTTGAATGGCCATTTCCCATCTTTTACTAGATCAATCATTTCAGCTTCCTTATGTGGAATGCCTTCTAGTAGTTCTATCCACATGGTTTCTCTTCGAACCTGTGGAACTTCCTCTGTCACAAAGTATCTGAACTTTTTAAATTCAAATCTCAATTGTGTTTCAGTCAAGTCTGAAGCTGGTGCTTCGTTCTTGTTAAAAGGTGTAGGCCCTT